TAACGATGGCCTTCTTCTGGTCCCAAAATATCTACAAGATCTTCTTCTCTGTAAATTTGACTCATTGCTTCAACAATGTCATACTGAATATCAGATAACGGTGGTTGGTTTAGGTATGCTTCTCCTTCAACAAATGTCTTTGCATCTACTGGCATTTCTTCAAAATTATTATTCTTAAGTGCTTCAAGAAAATCATTGAACATTGTTGACAACAGTAATCACTTCCCCATCTTTTGCAACAGAAGAAAGTCTATACATAATTAAATCACGAATCTCTGGATGGGAAGAAGCAATATCTCTAAGAATAGCAACAAGTGTTTCTTGACGTTTTTCAATCTCAACCATCTCTTCTGCAAGTTCTTTGTTTTCAAGAAGTCCTGCTTTTTGAAGCATATCAATTCTTGCTTTTTCAATATCAACAACAAGTTTAATTGCTTGAGTCTTTGCACTAAGATTATTAGTCATTGATGCTTCATCAATAACTTCATAAGATTTTGTAATAAGTTTACTATAGTGTGCATCCATTGCAGCAAGTGCTTCTTTTGCACGAGCACGAATTGCATCATTAGCAGAAGCCATTACCTTCCACTCATTAATAAGTTCTACAACACGAGTACGTGGAATTGCTAGTTCTTTTGAAATTCTTGTTGGGTCAGTACCCTTTAGGTATTCTGCAACAACTTGGTTTACCTGATCAAGGTGTTTAACTAGATCTTCTTCAGTTGACATACTTTCCCTCTAGTCTATTAATTTCATCCTTGATATAGAATATTGCTTTTTCAAGATCTTGAATTGTTTTTGCTTCATCTTTAAGTCCTGCTCGCCAAAGGTACTTAAAAGCATTTCCAATATTAAAGTTACGATGACGAGTAATTTGAATACATTCAACTCCTGAAGGATCTGTTGTGTAGTGTGCTGGATGATTGACTTGATCAACCGTAATGTTTAAGTTATCACTCATCTTCTATGTCCCAATCAAAAGATTCTGGTATACCTCTTAATGCTGAAAGGGCAAAAACAAATCCAACCATACCAATTACTGCTGTAGCAATTAATGTCTTTTCAATTTTCTTCATCTCTTTGACTTCCTTAATCCAAATTTAGCAAGGTAAACATAGATAGTCTCTACGCTTGTTCCACACTCTTTTGCAATATCTTGTGGTGACTTTTTGTCCATAAGAAATCTCTTACGAAGCCAAGTCTCACTAGTATATAGTTTAGCAGCCATAGTGTTATTTGTCAACTCCAATAGCCTTGCCCCAGTTATTGATAGCCCAATGACCAATACCGCAAGCATCTGCTACATCGTTATCAGTAATTGTTTTATCATAGATAGTATTTATGAACTTAATTGTTCTTTCTTTGCGAAGGTTTCTTTCATATGTTTTATACCAAGAAACAGATTTTCCAGGATGCTGTGCACGTATAAACAATTGTTCATCTTTTGATATCTTTTTATTTCCAATATAATTTTGCCAAGTAATTGGAGAAACCTTACCAAAAGTATTGATTCCAGAAAGCCCTGCAGCACCAAGTAGAGCGCCTTGGACAAGTGCAAGATCAGCAGCAGTCTTAGGGCTATTCATAAATACAGTATGTTCAATTACAATGGCATCAACCATATTAAATTGAGCAAACAATCCCTTGCTTTTTTTACATGCATCTGCTACTTTTTCATATATGTCTCCACCATTAAAATTAATCTTTCCAATAGTTCCAAGATTTTTAAATGAATAAAAAGCAAACGCAAGACTATTAGTACTAGCATCTATTGCACAAATATTATTTGGTTGCACTGGCCCTCCCCATTTAGTCTTGTTCATACTCAATAAATCCTTTTAATTCTTTTAACATTTTGTCAACTGTTTTTTTGCTTATATTACAATTAGAACAAAAGCCTGAGTCGTTATAGATTGAAAGATCAACTCCACAACCACCCAAGCATTTTCTAATTTTGCCTATTCTTTTTTGTCTACGAGTTACTTGATAGCGTTCTGCTATTTTTTCTTTTGTAGCATCATCTCTACAGGATTCACTGCAGTAAATCTGATAAGAAACTCTTGGCGTAAAATACGTATCACATCTACTGCAAAGTTTCACTCAGTTCCTCCAGAGAAGCAATTTTAACTGTTCCTTCTCCTGCTTCAATACATGCTGCCTTTACAGGACATGTTTTACAAATCTTTGAATTATTACGATAATTTTTTGTTGGTAGTGTTTGATCTTCCCAAGCCTTACGAACTTCACGCATCCAATTAAATGCATAGTCAATCCATTCACGATAACCATCATTTACTTCTACTGGAATAATCATTAAATCATGGTTATTCTTATTTTCATAAACAAGGGCACCCTTTGACTTACCAAGAATCTTCATATAAATAAGCAACTGAATAAGGTGTGCAGCCTTTGGCTTATTTGTTTTCTTTCTATACTCAAAGGCTTCGCTCATCATTGTTTTAATTTCGCCAACAATTTCTTCACCTTCCCAATTAAACATTACGTCACCGTAACCAAAAATTGGTGGATCATTTGCAATAACCTTAAACTCTGTTGTCTTCTCGCCCTTATCATTAATATATGGAACTGCAATTCCAGAAGCAAGCATTGCTCCTTGAATTCTTTCATGTCCCATAGTTCCAGAACTCATATTAGCAACGCCATACGCATCTGTGTAGTCATCAAAAACATTACCATTAAATGCTAGGTACCAGTAGCGTGGGCATTGTCCGTGCTGATATGCAATAGTTGATGGAGCAAATGTTTTCTTTGTAGTCATTTTTGGACCACGGCTAACTGTATACCCAGAAGTAATTTTTGCAATCATATCCTCAGCATTAAAAATAATATTTTGCTTTGTAATTGCATCTCTTTTTTCTGTCTCTTTTAACATAACCTGCTGTAGTAAACTTTTTGTCATTTTTTATTCCTTTTGTTTTATATAAGTATAGCAGGTTAGCGCATGATGTACTTGAGTGCTGAAACCAAGTTATTAATAGATTCCGCTGCTGTATAGTAAATGTTCTTCTTTGCACGATCATTCTTGTCTACATTGGCCATCCAAGTGGCTTTAAAAGCCATCTTTGCTGCAATAGCCTGCAACCTTACGATCTCAATACTTGCTACTTGAGTAGGAATATCTGGTTTAATGATTACTTTTGCAATAAATGTTAAGGCAGTAGTTAGTTCTTCATCTTGCATATAGTCTGCAATCTCAGTTAAACCATTTACCATTTCTAGTGTTGTTTTTACTGGTTCAATTTGTTCAGCCATTTTTTTTATTCATCCATTCTTCTAAACTTATTTTAGGTCTCCAACCAAAAACTTTTTTGCTTTTTTCTATACTTGCTAAACTTTCTTTTGCATCTGATTCTGAAAAATATATAGGAATGTTTTCTTTTTCAAGATTAATAGAATAATGCTTATACATTTTTGCAATTTCTTTAACTGAATAATTTTTTCCATATCCAATATTAAATGGTGTTGCTATATATTCTTTTGGTATTGTTATTGTACTTGCAATAATTGTTGCATCAATAGCATCTGATATATTAATAAAATCTCTTTTTTGTTCCCCATTATTAAAAATTGTTAATGGACGTTGTTTTTCTTTTTGCTTTTCAAATGTACCAAATAATGAAGGAAACTCTCCATTTTTTGATTGTCTTTCTCCATAAACATTAAAATATCTAAGAATTATTGTTTCTATTCCAAACATTTTATAATATGATTTACAAAGTTCTTCTCCAGCAATTTTTGATGTTGAGTATAAATTTAAACAATCTTCAACTTGTGTTTCTGTGTGAGGCAATTTATTATTTCCATAAACTGATCCAGATGATGCGTAAACAAACTTTTTTACATTATTATCTTTAGCACATTGTAAAACTACACTTGTTCCATAAATATCACTATATGCTGTTTTTACGGTGTGTCCCATGCTTGCACGAATACTAGATTGTCCAGCAAAATGAAAAACACAGTCTACGCCAGAATACAATTCCTTAAGTTTAAAATAATCAGTTATGTCCGCAAAATAATATTTTGCTTTATCATTAGTATAATATGTTTCTGTAGTTGTTGACGATTCATTATCAATTACAACAACATCATGACCTAAATCTATTAATCTATCAACCAAATTTGAACCAATAAATCCAGAACCACCAGTTACTAAATATTTCATTCTTCCCCCATTAATTGCTCTAGCATATCTAATTCTATCACAGCAAGACGAACTTTAGAGTCTGCATCTCCAAGTACAATAAAAATTGCTGGATCATTATGATTTTTTATGGCATCTGTAACTGCTTTAGCCCAAATATCTTTATTAATTGTAATACCTTTTGGATATTCTTTAAAATCAACAGTAAAATTTTTCCAAGTTGCATCACCTTTATGTGTGCCACGTCCAGAATTTTTATGTTGTTTTGCTCCAAGTCTTTTAGACTCTGATCTTTCACTCATCTTTAAAATCTTTTTTCTTTTTTTTAGTAGGTATTAAATTTATTTTAGACAAATGTTTTTGAGTACACATCCATGTAACATCTCCAGAGTCAGGCCAAAGCCTTAGTGTTAAAACTACTTCTGAACATGTTTTGCATGGCCATTTACCTTCATATACTTGAAAATCTCTAGCCATTCAACAACTTACTTCTAAGTGATTCTTGCAAATCAAGATCTTCTCTTACACGATTAATAAAACCTTCACGACCTTGAACCTTTGTGCCATCTTCAAGTTTATACCAAGCACCTGTGCGCTCTACAAGTCCAGAAAGTTCAGCAGTGTCAACAAGATCACCGATACCATCAATGCCAACATTGTCGCCTCTAAAGTAAAAATCGTATTCACCACTTTGGAAACCAGCAGATGTTTTAGAGAATTGAAGTTCCCACTTAACCTTGCGACCAATTTTTTCTTCAATTAGTTTATCTCCTACTTGAATTTTGCCTTTAATTGCCTGATTGTCAGATTCCGAAGAAAAAAGTTTAATAACAGTAGAGGAATAAAACTTAGTAGCCTGACCACCAGATGGCTGCTGACTAGTATACATAGCACTAATGTTATTGCGAGACTGAGAAATAAGAACAAGCAAAGTAGGCTTGACTTTATTGTTAGCATAATTAAGCATTTTCCAAGCATTGCTAAAGTCTCTTGACTCCGCACCAATCTGCTTTGTATTCTCAAGTTGTTTAAGTTCATCTGTATCCTTTTCAAAATAAATTGCAGGTAGCAGGGAAGTAATACTATCTATAACAATTATATCAACACCTGCATTCATCAGACTTGTGCCTACGTCCACCATCTCATTAATAGTTCTTGCTTGTGAGTAAATAAGTTTTGTTGAGTCTACCCCAAGTTTCTTGGCCCACTCTGAATCATATGACATTTCTGCATCAATCCAAGCACAGACCTTTCCTTCCTTCTGTGCTATACCTATCATCTGAAGGCATAAAGAGGACTTTGCAGAAGATTTAGAGCCCCATATGAGTACCTGACGACCATATGGCAAACCACCCTTTAGGGCTTTGTTAATGCCAAAACTAGGGGTTGCTGCATAATCAACCTTTTGGTCTGTAGCATCTCCAAGACTCTTACGAATGCGTGGATCTAACTGTGCTAATACTTCTTCCATTGTTACTGACATTAAAATCGTACCCCGTGTTTTTCTGGTCTAGTTTTATTAAATTCTACTTTTTCTCTTAATGCTTGATCAAGTGATAATCTAGTATACCCTGCTTCAACCATTCCTGCATATAGGTCAAGTGTGCGAATAATAATATCTGCAAACTCTTTAGTAATCTCTTTTTCGCCTTTATTTTTTCGTACTGCTTCCATTACTTCAGTAACTTCTGAAACAATCATCATGCATTGCTTAGCGACAAAGATATCATTTATTGCATCGTGGTCTTCTGGACTTTCCCAAAAACCTTTTTCAACTGCATTTTTGTGCAACTCTATTGCAAAATTATCAAAAATGTTATCATACATTTACTACATCCTCCAATATAACTGTTCCATCTTTAGTCTTACCCAAAGAAACCTTATAGACATTTCCTTCTTCAATAGTCATGTAAGCCTTGGAAAATGCTGTAGGAAACACAAGCACT